ACTTCGAATGGGTTGAAGGGCAAGGATGACCTCATCGATACAATCTCGATGCTGGCTTTCCTCAAGCCCTTTGCTCCATCAGGAGAATACTATAGCGGTCACAATACGAATGGCGGTGGTCTCATCTACGGAATGGATGAGGATGATCGCGAAGTCTCACCTATGAGCCGATACGTCTAAGGACAGATCATGAAGATCACTCTGACTCAAATTCTCGAAGCACTCTCCCATGAGACGCTTTCGTTCATGAGTGACTCCAACCATGCAAATGGTTCGATCAATCCTGACCAAATCCCAAAGGTAATTGGTAGGATTAATGCTGTCATTCGTCGTCTTAATGTCAGATTTGTTCTGGCCGAGAAGACAGTCGATGTAGATGTGACTACATCGAGACGTGCTTACTCGCTTACGCAAGAGGCTAGCTACATTGTTCCCAGTGTGGACAATGAATTCCAGTATGATGTGAACCGCATTCTGGGAATTGCTGACCCACAGGGTCTGATGCACAATCTAAATGATATGTCGAAGCACGACAGTATCATGCTGAGTGAAGACGGTAAGTCGTTTGCTCTTGATACCTTCTTGCCAAGCGGCAGGTACAGAGTGGTTTATAAAGCGGCTACACCTGTCTTCGATACTTCGGGAACCCAGCTTGATCAGGAGATTGAAATTCCTGAGGCACTTCTCAATGCGCTGTACGTTGGTGTTGCTGCCATCACTTATGAAGGTATTGGCGGTCCTGAAAACATTGGTATGGCTACTTCTAAGTGGAACCAATATGAGAAGGAGTGCAATGAGGCCAAGCTTAATAGCGCGGTAGGTGCCGAGGTTTTTGAAGACAGGAATAATTTTCGTGACCGAGGGTTCAGATAATGTGAGTGGAATTATTCCACTCGTGCAATCATTAGGCTAGGAAGATATCTTCTTCCCTTAAAGACAAATGAGCAAGTGAACTAATGGCAACGGATATTGAAAACACCTCGTTGCTAGGCGAGATTGCGTCTTTGTGGCCTGCTGCCTCAACGATCCTTGCTGGTGCGGGTGCATGGTTTACTGCTCAGTGGCACGCAAGACGTACAGAGCAAACCAAGACACTTGAGCTTGTAACTGCTCTTAGAGAGCGAGCTCACCAAACAGAGATTGAGCTAGCTCAAATCAGAGCGGTTCTCTCTGCTGCTACAGGCCTACGGTTCGAGCAAATCACTCTTGAGATGGTTCAAGACATGGTTCACCGGAAGACGCTTACACTCGAAGAGCTGGAGACATTCGTTCTGACGATGCCTCGCTTGATGTGGTTCAAAAAGCGGATCAGTCCTGGTGTATTCCGTATGATGCAGGTGAGTCAGGTCTATGCTGACAAATACCTTGGGGGTGATGCTCGCCTGTATAAGGACAAGCTTGACTCTGACATTTGGCCCGAAGAAGTTGCTAACTTCTTTTCTAAACACGATGAGAAAGCATATGTCTCAGGTCAAGTGTGTGAAGTAATCGAGCCAGTACGCTCACCTCTTACCGGAGTCAGCGGTCACTTCTCTGGTGTTAAGTGGTCGTTCCAGTTGGGACAAGACACTTATGTTTGTGGACTTGGTATCCATAACAATGAAATCCTCACGTTTGAAGAGTTGATCTAAATGCCTAAGTTCGCTTGGCCAATCGTCATCCGTATCGACATTAAAGCTATTGGTGAACGCCAAGCAGTTACTCTTGGTATCTGGCTGCTTGCTATTGGTCTTCTGCTTATGGCTAGAGAAGACCCTAAAGTGTGGGATGTCGAACTGTTTAAGATCATTCTTCAAGCCGTGATCATCTCTGGGATTATTGGCTCAATTGTTGCATTTCACTTTGCGGCGAATAAGAGTGATGAAACCAAATCGGCAAATACTGCCAAAGCTTTTGATGCCATCACTGCCACAGCAGGCGTGGTTGGTGTTCCTGTGAGTGATGTAAAAGACGCAGCTGAACAAGTTGCTCAGGCTGCCACTCACGAAGCTGAGATCATTGCTGAGGACCTGAAAAAATGAGCGTACCTACATACCAACAAGTAGATGAGGGCGTATTCAAAGCTGTTCGTCAAATCCTTCTGGAACGTACCGGTAAAGGTTTGACCGCAGATGATGTTCGACTGATCAACGCAGCGTTGACTTTGGATGACCCAAAGCCAGCAGCTGCGATTCCTAGCGTTTCAAATATGCTTCTCACGACTAAAGTAGTTCTCGAACTGCTGGGTCATGAGGCTATTGTACAGGAACTGTACAGGGACAGTGTGGGAGTTGAAACGTGGTCTGCTGGGTTGACCTCTGCCTCTGGCATTAACGTCATGAAGTACAAAGACAGTCCTGCTCCAATGCAAGAGTGCATTGATGCTGTCATTGATCGTCTCAAGAAAGTCTACGTTCCCCGGGTTCTTACAGCCTTTGCTGGATACAGTCTTACTCCTGAACAGTTCGCTGCTGCTCTGAGCTTCGATTATAATACCGGGGCCATTACCCGTGCAGACTGGGTAAAGCTCTGGAAGAATGGTCATATTGATGAGGCGTACAAAGGCTTTATGAATTGGAGCAAGCCTAACGAAATCGTTGAACGCCGTAAGATGGAACGTGAGCTCTTCTTCAAGGGCGTCTGGTCACAAGACGGTAAGACCAAAGTCTTTACTGTTCGTAAGCCATCGTATGCTCCTAACTGGGGCTCTATGAAGCGAGTTGATGTCACAGCCGAGATCAACAAAGCACTAGGAGTGTAGTTATGTTCTTGGCTCTGATTGGATTTGCTCGTGGTCTAACTTGGAAAGGCTGGCTTGCAGTAGCAGCAGTTGCTGCCGTGGTAGCCATCCTCAGTACCATTGCTGTTGGTTCCATTATTGACCACTTCTCTGATGACAAAGTTGTCAGAGAGAATAACAAAGATCGAGAGCTCCGAGAGGAACTCTCGGTTCAACGTGCTGAGTCTGAGACTAAGATCACCACTGAAGAAAGACAACTCAATGAAGAACTCGCCAAACTTCCTGATGCAATCCCTTCTGATCGTCGCTTGCTCCGTGCTTGTCGTGAGTTGCGCGACGACGGACACAGCGTTCTTCCCTCCGAGTGTGGATCTGCAACGAACTGAAGAAGCTCGTTTCGATCCCAAGCAAATCACGAGTGAGGCTCATCTTGATGATGTGCAGACTAGACGTGAGACGCGAGGTGATAGATATGATGCTCAACTTGAAAGGCTCTGCCTTTTCTTCAAAGAAAAGGGTATGGCAATAGACTGTAGTCCTGAGCCAGATCCCTTAAACCCTCAGTGAGTCTGCTCTCTGACAGGCAGTTGTACGGAAACTATGGAACAAGTCGCAACCAAGCCGATGTCAGAGAATGACAACAAACTGACCAGCTGGAAAGCTGAGCCCGAACTTAAGCAGTTGAAGGCTGAGTTTCTCGCGACTGAAGCTACTCACGGTACTCTGGTCACGAACATCGACAAATGGAAGAAGCTCCATGATGGAGACCTTCCTGCTGGAATGAAGGCTGACAGCACCAGATCACGAGCTCAACCTAAGTTGGTTCGTCGTCAGGCTGAATGGCGCTACTCGGCTCTCTCTGAGCCCATGCTTAGCTCGTACCGTCTGTTCACGATCAAGCCTACCACGGGTGAGGATCAAGACGCAGCGAAGCAGAATGAGCGTCTTCTGAACCATCAGCTGAACAGAAACATGAACCGTGTTGGGTTCGTGGATGGCTACGTTCGTTCTGCTGTTGACGAAGGTACAGTAGCAATTCGTCTTGGTTGGGAACGTGAAACCAAGAAGATCAAAAAGTCTGAGCCGACCTATGATTATTACGAGCCTGAGAACCAGGAAGAGCAAGAGCTCTTCCAAGCTGCTGTAGAGGCAAAGACAAAAGATCCGACTACGTTTGATCTTCGTGCTGCTCCTGCCATCAAAGCAGCGGTTGCGTACTTCGAAGAGTACCAGACTCCTGTAATTGCTGTGCCTACCGGCAAAGATAAGGAAGTCGAAGAAGAACAGATCATTAGAAATACGCCTACTGCTGAGGTCATTGACCCACGCAATCTGCGTATTGATCCCACTTGTGGAGGTGATATCACCAAAGCACTGTTCATGATCTACTCTTACGAGACCAACAGAGCCCAACTGCTCAAGGATCGTAAGCGTCTTGGATACAAGAACCTAGATAAGATCGACTGGGAAGCAGTTGGTCCTTTGCAGAACCAGTACCACCACGCCCAGTCTGAGGACATATCGTTCCAATTCGATGATAAGTCGAGAAAGAAGATTGTAGTTCACGAGTATTGGGGTATGTACGACATCAACAAGACGGGTCAGCTAGAACCCATCGTTGCTTGCTGGATTGGCGAGACGATGATCCGTATGGCTGAGAACCCGTTCCCAGACGGTAAGCCTCCGTTTGTCATCGTCCCTTACCTTCCGAAGAAGCGTTCGGTTCACGGTGATAGCGATGCTTCCCTGCTGGAAGATCAGCAACAGAACATCGGTGCTCTGCTGCGTGGTATGATCGACATTCTTGGTCGCTCTGCTGCGGGACAGACAGGTATTGCCCAAGGCACTCTGGATGCGATCAACAAGCGTAGGTTTAACAACGGTCAAAACTACGAATACAATCCGAACACTCCTGTTCAGAACGCTATTCATACCCACAGTTATCCTGAGATTTCGTCTTCAGCCGTAGCGTTGATGCAAATTCTCAACAATGATGCTGAGTCTATTAGCGGAACCAAGGCATTCTCGGGTGGAATGTCTGGTGATGCTTATGGAAAGGTAGCCTCTGGTATTAGAGGTATGCTTGATGCTGCCGCTAAGCGCGAGATGGGCATCCTTCGTCGTCTTGTTATGGGCCTCGTTGAGATGGCTCGTAAGATGATCTCAATGAACCAAGTGTTCCTGAGTGACAAAGAGATCATTCGGATTACCAATGAGCCTGCTCTGAAGCTGGATCGTCCTGAAGGACAATCGGATGAAGAGTTTGTTACGATCAATCGTGTCGAACTGGCTGGCACTTTCGACATTGAAATCGACATTGCCACAGCTGAAGTGGATGAAGCCCAGTCCCAGGACCTTGGGTTCATGCTTCAAACGCTGGGTCCGAAGGCTGATTGGTCGGTGACCAAGATCATCCTGATGGAGATTGCCCGTCTGAAGCGTCTTCCTCATCTGGAAAAAGCTATCCGAGAGTATGAGCCTCAAGTCGATCCTGTGGCTCAGAAGAAAGCTGAGCTTGAGGTGGCTATGCTTGAGTTGGAACTCGAAGAAATTAAAGCCAAGACTGAGCTTGCTAAAGCACAAGCTAAGAAAGCACTGGCAGAAGCTGAGTCCACCGATCTTGATATGGTTGAACAAGGCCAGGGTGTGGATCATCAGCGTAAGCTTCAACTGGCTCAGGCACAGGCTGAAGGCAATCAAACATATGAAGTCACTAAGGCCCTCGTTAAGCCTCTTAAGGACAACGAGAAGCCTGGAGATGTGGAAGCAGCCATTGGCTTCAATGAGCTGACCAAGGACAGTAATAAGCCTGCTCCCACACTTCCGCCTGCTCCACCTGTTGACATGGTTCCTATGATGCCGGATCAGAGTTTCTCTGGACCACCGGAACCTGAAATGACCTATGAGTAATTTGAACGAAGAAAGAGAACAGCTGCAAAAAGAAGTGCAGCTGTTCTATGCCTTGGAACGACTAAAGACCAATGTCGATTTCCAAAGAGTTATTTTGAAGGGCTTCTGTGAAAAAGAAGTCATCAATCTAAACCGACTTGCTAGTCGAGAGATGACTCTTGAAGGCAAGACATCTAAGAGCCAACAAGCACAAGCAGGACCAGTGCTTGAAGCTTATTTGATCAGAGTAACTATGGACGGTGAAGCTGCTAGGGAACAAATCCCTGAGCTAGATGCCATGATTGCTGAAGAGAACCAGGACTGACCATGCAAATCGAAAACATCTCTGACGAAGATATGATGAACATGGAGGCTCCTCCTACGTTCGTCACCAATCCAGAACCCGTTGAGCAACAGGAAGAACCTGTTGTCGAACCTGAACCTGCTGCTGTTGTAGAAGAGCAGCAGCTTGAGGGCGATGACAACGAAGACGAAGACGAAGACGAAGTCAAGGAAGCCGAAGGCAATGCTGACTTGTCTGATACTGACCTCGACAATCAAGAAGTACCTGTTCTTGTTCCTGAGAAGAAAGAAGTTGAACCGGCTTCTGTTGTGGAACCGAAAGCAGAAAAGAAAGAAGCTCCTAAGCCAGCTGATAAAGCTGACGAAAAAGCTTCTGAGATTGATTTTGCAGTCGAGTACGCCAAACTTGTTGGGACACCCATTAAAGCCAACGGCAAAGAGATCACTCTGAAGAACACGGATGAAGTTCTTCGGTTGGTTCAACAAGGTGCCAACTACGCAAAGCGTATGGAAGACCTTAAGCCTGCCCGCAAATCGGCTGCAATGTTGGAGAAGGCTAACCTTCTGGGAGATGAGATAGCTCTCTCCCACATGATTGATCTTTACAACGGTAAGCCAGAAGCTCTGGTTAAATTGGTAAAAGATCTAAAAATTGATATCTACTCTCTGGACTTGGAAGGCGAGAGTAAGTACACGCCTACAAGTCATCTTCAAACAGATGAAGCAGTCACCTTCGATGAGACGCTTAAAGAGGTTCGCACCCTTGAAGGCGGCAACGAAGCAATGAAGCTCATCGACTCTTGGGACCAGTCTTCCAAGAATATGATTTGGGGAAATGCTACTGCTATTCGACAGATCTACGATTACAAGCAATCTGGTGTCTATGACACTGTTGCCACTGAAGTCGAACGTCGTCGAACACTGGGGCAAATTCCTGCCGACACTCCCTTCATCGTAGCTTTCCAAGCTGTTGGTGAAGAGATTGCCAAAGCAGCCGAGGCATCTGCTCCGATCCCTGCTCCCACGCAACAGAACAATCTCAGACCTGAGCCCGCGAAGCCAGCAACGAGAACTCCGGTTGCGTCTGGTGTAGCACCTCGGAAAGTGGAGACCCCTGATGCACGAGCCGTAGCTGCTGCTTCCCCTCGTGGAGGTGTCGGTCAAGCCAAACAATCCATCGACATTTATCAATACAGCGACGCTGACATCGAAAAGATGTCCGGTCCACCTGTCTAAGGGCTAAAGGAGCTCATCATGTTGCAGTATAAGGCTCCCGCTGAGGGGCAAGACTCCACGATCAACGGTGCAAACACCGATCAACTTCAAACTTTCTTCTGGCTCCGTAAGGCGATCATCACCGCCCGTAAAGTTCAGTTCTTCACCCAGCTGTCCACCACCAAGAACATGCCCAAGAACATGGGTAAAACCATGGTCGTGTACGAGTATGTCCCGCTTCTGTCGGACAAGAACACGTACAACCAAGGCATCGACGCGGCTGGTGTTGCCACTGTCAATGGCAACCTCTATGGTTCGTCCAAGGACATTGGTACTATCGTTGATCGTCTGCCTACGCTGACGGAAAACGGTGGTCGTGTGAACCGCGTTGGCTTCACTCGTCTGGAACGTCGTGGTTCGTTGCAAAAGATGGGCTTCTTCACGGAGTTCACCGCTGAGTCGATGAACTTCGACTCGGATGCAGACCTGATGCAGCACCTTTCGAGGGAACTGCTGAGCGGTGCAGTCGAACTGACGGAAAGCGTTCTCCAGATCGATCTGCTCACCAACGCCGGTACTGTTGTCTTCCCGGGCTCTGCCACTGACGACGATGAAGTCACCGCTGAAGGTGCAGGCGCTGCGAAGGTTTCTTATGCCACGCTGTCGCGTGTGGATCGTATCCTCACAGACAACCTGACGCCTAAGAATACTTCGATCATCTCGGGTTCGCGTTACACTGACACCCGCACGATCCAAGCTGCTCGCGTCATCTACGGTGGCCCGGAAGCTGTTGCTGAACTGAAGAACCTTCTGGATCAGTTTGACGAACCCGCGTTCATCCCGCTGCACAAGTATGCGGATGCTGGTTCGGCCATGCTGGGCGAAGTTGGTTCAATCGGTGCTTTCCGAGTCATCGAAGTTCCGAACATGCTCTACTGGGCTGGTGCCGGTGCTGAGGTTGTTACGAACCCCGGCTATCGTTCCACCGTGGTTGCTGGCGATGATCGTTACGACGTGTTCCCGCTGATGGTTGTTGGTGACGAAGCTTTCGTTACCATCGGCTTCCAGACGGATGGCAAGTCGATGAAGTTCGACATCACTACCAAGATGCCGGGCCAAGCGACTGCCGACAAGTCTGATCCCTATGGCGAAACGGGCTTCTCCTCGATCAAGTGGTACTATGGTATGCTTGTCATGAGACCCGAGCGCATCGCGGTGATCAAGTTTGTTGCCAAGGAGTAAGTAGCCTTCTAAGGCTGCTGAGTATGGGGG